TTTGTGTTCCCTTTATACCAAATACGCTGGCAACTACAAGTATCCATAAATTTGTAAACCATTTTGGCAAATTCGAGAAATACTCGAAAAAGATCTCTATCTTCTTCATAGCTTCCGGATCCTCTGTCCACACCGACCAGGCGAGCACAATTATTGGGAGTGTAAGTATCGCAAGGACGATTTCGTCCTTGTAGTCGTTTTGCCGAGCTTCTAAAAGTTTGCCCTGGTAAGATTCCTCACCTCGGGCCATTTTTTCTGCATGCATTAATTGTGCATCAGACATAGCCATTTTAGTACGCTGTCTATTAGCGTAGATTTTACTTCCAGCTTGTAATGCTATTTTTGCTAAGCCGAACCAAGCCATATTAGAACCAAGTTGCTTTAAGTGGCTTCTTGTCTTTTCTAATTGCTTTGAATTTACCTTTAAGATCTATGGTTTGAGATTCTGTTTTATCTGGTGGGGTAATTTCTGCAGCTTCAGAATAACCACTTTTAGTACTCCATGGATCCTTAGTAATTTTTGGTTCTTTAACAAAGCCAGATCCTTTTTGCCAATCGTCAGACATTAAAGTGCTACTCCTTTTCCTTTTTTCGCAACGCCGCCGCCTCTGTATCCTTTGTTAAGTTCAGATACGACTCTTTTCTTTTCAGCTCTACGATTACGGTTAGATTTTTCAGCATCAATTCTACCAACTTCTTCTAAAAGATTTTCTCTTCCAGTGTTGTATCCATGTGCTGCTTTAATACGACCACCTTTTTTGTAAGCTTGTCTAGCATTAGGATATGTTGCCGCTCTACCTGTTCCTCTAAGTTCTGATCCTGGCATTATTTATCCATCGTTCCGACAGCAGAATAAGCTCTTTTACCTGCAGCTTTTTCCGCGCCTTTAGATTCATCTCTTCTAGCTTTAAAGCTTTGAGACTTAGTAGACTCTGCACCATCTCTAGCACCTAGAGATTCGTCAAGTCTGTCGTCGTAACCTTGTTTTTTGCTACCCTTTGAATAAGGGAAACGTACGTTATAGGGTCTTGTTCCGAAATCATTTCTCATAGTTTTCTCCTATCTGTTTTTTAGCCTAAATAAATTAGAAAGTCCACCAGTATTATAACCTTGGGGAACTCTTCCTCCTTGAGCTGACATATAAGGCTCCATCATCATTCGCCAATAGGCCAGTTGCTTAGATCTATCTACTTTTTCTTGCGCTAGACGCCATTGTGCAGAAGCTAGTTCCTTTTTATTTGTATCTTCTATATCGTCATATGTAATACGGGCGATTCCTGTAACGTCATCTCCTCCATTAGGCCCTTCAGGTCCTTGATCTGGTCTATCTCTAGTTTGAGTTAAATCTAATAGCTGTTGGTTAAGATCTTGAATAAGAGTATCCTTATGTGGGCTATGTTCAGCAAATCCTAATTTTTGGTATTCCCCTATAGAGCCCTTAATAACCTCTATAAATTCTTGTTTAGCTTTATTTGTTTTAAAGCCTTGCATTAGTCCTCCAATAACATCACTTAAACCGAAAGTAGCTCCTCCCAATAAAAAATGGTCGAAAACTGCTTTACCCGCTTTCTTTTTGGCCCATGTATTTGCTGTATTTTTTACTTGGTTCCAGTTATCTAAAGCTTGTTGCTGCTTAAGATTCTCACGGTTTATTACACCTTGAGGAGTATAAGAATATTTATCTAGCGGATTATCATATTTTCCCCATTTCTTTTCCTGTTGATTTACAAAATTTTTTAATTCTGTTTGTTGTATTTTATTTAAATGCTCTTCTGTAGTGCCCCAATTTCCGTGAGGATCAGGACCATCCCCTCCAGTAGTAGTTGTTGTAGTTGTCACTGGTTCTCCATAATAGCCAGAACCTGGCTCAAATCTTGAATGTCCATGATCAGAACCCTGGTTGCCACCATCATTTTGATTACCACCATCATTTTGATTACCACCATCATAAGAAGGTCCACCCCAATCATCTTGTGGTGGATATGCGGGTATCCCTTCAGGGGTCATTACTTTTTTTCCACCTAAATTTTGTAAGGTTTGAGCTTCATCAGGTGTAATGTAAGATAATTGATGCGGTTGCCCCTCAATAATTTTTCCTCCATCTTCTAAACCATAAATACCAGCTTGATGAGAAGGGATGAAACCTCCATGAGCTGCTTCTTTAACAACAGGGGATCCTGGTATATTCATTCTTTCCTTAATATAAGGATCTTGTTTTAATTGTTTTTCTGCTTCTTCTTTAAGTTTATGAGGAGGCACTCCCTGCAGTAAAAGTTCCAACATACGTTTTTTTAACGCTGGACTTATTGTTCCGTCTTCATACCCTATTCGTCCTCCTTGATTTTTAGGAAGATAGTATTCTGGAAGACTATTAAGCTGTGAATTTAATTCAGCGATTCCACCCAATCCATATTTTGCTTCCCATCGGTTAGCAATGTCAGGAAGGTTAGCATGCATATAACGTCTTTGTTTTTCAGATTGAAAAGGCATTAGCTTCTCGGTCCTTTCAGCGTTTTAACATCCTTTCGTTTCATAACGTCAGAACGCATTTTCGCTCGGTTGGACATGGCTTGTTTTTCTAAAGAGGTATCCGCTCTTAAATTAGCCAGATCTTCATTTTGTTCCATCTTCTCTTCTTGAAGATTTTGATTCATCATCGCCTTCATACGATCAAGAGCAATTCTATTTTCATCTTCTTGCATTTTTCTTTGATTGTCTTGCGCCTTCAGATCGAGTTCTCTTGCTCGTAGTTTAGCAATAGGATCATGATCAAATTGAGAAGTAATTTTCTTTTCTTCGACTAGGAATTCTTCCATCATCTCTGCAATCAATTGAGCCTTACGCGCTTCAATCTGTAACTGGAGATTCTGAACTTCCGCTTGAATTCTTGGGTCGGGTTGTTGTTGAGGATTCTGATTCATCATTTGTTGAATCTGTTGAACCTTCTGAATCTTGTCTCTAAATTCCATTTCCACTTGTTCTTGAGCCATCATCGAAATGTGCTCGAAGACATTCTTTTCTAACGACGCAATGACCATGGGATTATTTCGTGCCATGTTCGTTGCCATAAAAGCTATGTGCGCCGTAATATGGGCTCTGTGATCTTGACCACTAAAGGCTTGAAAAGGTTTTCCACCAATTGCATCAATATGTTCAATCGCCGGATTCTTTGGAGCCGGTGGAGGTGGAGGGGGTAAAATCTGATCAATGTTCTTTACACCAATCGCTGTATACATATCACGATACGCTTCATAAAGATTATGCATCTGTGGATTAGACTGAGCCAGTTGTAATTCGGTTTGAGCCGTTGCAATTCGTTGAGTTTGAGAAAAGATATTAGGATCTGCAACCGGCATAATATCAATCTTGTCATCAAAGTCGGCTTGTTTAATTTCTTTTTGATCTCCAATCACATCGTAGGGATAAACGGGTGGTAAGTACGTAGCAAACACATTCGACAATAAAGAAAATTCTTGTTTTAAAGCCGCATAGAGTCTTTTATGAATTGCACTCATCACTCGTGAGCCTCTTTCTAAAAGAGCCACGGTTGTTCCTACAGCCGCTTGTTGATTTCCATCACCTACTTGCATATCGGCAATTGCAGCAAACCGTTGTCCAGCTTGAACCACAATCGTCATCAATTGCAATAAGGTTGCTGACGGTTCTTTATAAGGTAGCGGCATAAACGCATCTTTAATGTTACCGCCGGGAGCGTCGACATCGCGCCACTCCCCAGGCTGTAACGAGACAGCATCGTTTTGTACACGAATGCCTCTCTGTTTAAACCCGGCAGGTAAGTTGGAGAGCGTACCCGCATCTAATAATTGACGAAGAGCAGACGTTGCCGTTCTGCTTAATCCGCCGATCATATGAATGAGTCCAAAGCCATAGAATCCAAGACCTGGCAGAAATCGAAAATGCACAAAGTATTGAATTTTGTTTTTCAATGGATCATCGAGTTTAAAATTTCTTCGAATGGATAAAACTTTTCGCGTAGAATTTTCTATAGTCACAACGTAAGGAATTTTGATTCCCGTCGGTTGACCATCTTGACCTACGTCTTCAAAACCTTCTAAATCTAAATTGACATGACATTCGATCAGGGTGAAAATCTTTTCTTGCCAACCTTTACGAACGCCTTCGAGTTCTCGTTCTTTTTTCCTAAGTTCACTTTCTTCGTTATACGGAACCTGAAGATCAATATTTTTATAGAATCCTGAGACCTGTTGTTTTTTTAAATCATTTTCAGTCGTTTTAATAACATGACAGATGGCTTCCGCATCCTCTAATGAGGTAGCAGAATACGGAACCACTAAGTCATCCGCTTGAACGAACTTTGATACCGCTCGTCCAAGTAAATCGTCATAATATACCTTCTTGAAGGTTGAGCCTGCAAGCGGTAAATAAAATAACATTTGATCAAACTCCGAGTCATATTCTTTCATGACATTACAAATCTGATAATTCATAAAGTCTTTGACTCTTATGGCTTGATCCTGCTTCTCTCTTGTAATCTTTCCTAAAATCTGTGCTCGTACCGGTCCACCTGCGGGAAGCAGTTCTTTATAGGCTCCTGCTTGAAACTGGGTTACGGCTTCAGCGAGTACTGGATGTGTTGCTCCTGCTGCGCCTTGAAACGGTTGTGTTCGGTCTTTATATTGAAATCCTAAAAGGTCTAATCCTTTTGTGTAGGCATCGGCCCACATTCTTCTGGATCTACGATACTCATCGTAATTGGCCCAGAGTTCTGATCCTAGTGGATCTAAAACATTGTCTGGAAGAAGATCGGCAAGATTCGCGTAATGATCTTGTCCACCCGCTTGATTTATTGCTCCCGGTTCAAAGCTAATTTCTGCAGAACCGTCTTCGTTCTTGGTGACCTCAGGTTGCGAGGGACCAGACGCTTGAGACTCAGCTTGAATTTCCATTTGCTGTTGTGGTGACGGGACTTTTAAAGTCTGCTTTACATTCGGTAAAGACTTATCGATTTCTGCCATTTTTCTTCTCCAATCTTACTGGTTTATCTTGTTTTGATTCTTTAATCAAGGCTCTAGGCTCAGGGCCTTTTACAGGAGGAATCTGGCTCCATTTCACGTGCTTCATATTCTTGGTTAAGGTCGGGTTCATTTGATTAAACTCGCTATGCCACCTGTGGCAAACATAGGCGCTTCCTTATCAAACTCTTCTTCTTTTACGACACCTTGTTCTATTAATTCTTTTTGTTCTTCAATGAAAGGTTTACGTCTTTGATAATCTTTATAAGCATCATAAACCGAAGCTGCTGCCGTTGCTGGCCATGCTACTTTAGAAGAAATAAATTTTACAAGCTTGGGACTTAAACCTCCTCTTGCAACAACATGACTTAGAATTTTTGCTTTCCCCGGAATGTTAGCTTTAGAAAATTGGTCTAGCGTTTTCGTTACCCCCCATTCCTTAACTGCCCAATTCCAAAATGCAGCCTGCATCCAAGTGTTAGGGTCGGTTAAATCGTAATCAGGTAATCTTTTTTCTTTAATTGCTTTAACTGTTTCTGGGATGATCTGTGTACCTGGCAATGTAGCCCCAGCTATAACTTTAGTAACAGGTGTCCCTACATATTTTTTTGCCAGTTCCCAAGCTTTGTTAGGTTTAACACTTATTTCTTCTGCCACTAGAGTCCCGGCATCAAATCCTGTACGACCGCCTTCTGTATAAGATTTTGTAGGACTTAAGGTTTTGGCGCGAGTAGAAATTTCATTGAGCCCAAAGCGTTCGCCCATTGTGATCGGTCCCGTTCTATTCCACCAGTCGATATAAGCCATTAGCGTCTCCTAAAAAGGTTAGACACGCCGCCGGTTGCATAGCCTGGGATCAAGCCGCCTTCGGCTTGTTTCGTTCTAGTTGTATCTTTAAAAAGTTTTATAATCTCATCATGACTCATTCCTTTTTCTAGCATTTTCAAAGCTTCTCTCATGGTTTGTTTTACTTCTGCAATTCTTTGAGGATTCGTATCAGCTAAAATGTTTTTTATCAGTCTATCATCAATTCCTGGAAATTCTTTTCTTAATTCTTCTTCTGGAGTAAGAGTTTTAGGATCTGTATACCAAGGACTTCCACTTGCTTTCGCTTTAGCACGTTCCTCAGCTTCATTCATTTTTGCAATTGCTATTCTGTCCTTTTCGTCACCATACGCTCTAATTTCCTCTTCTTCATCAGGATCATAACCACTCGGTCTGTCAGCATCGTCTGCACTTAAAACTCTTTCCAGTTTAGCGTCCATAGACATATACTTATCTAATTTTCCAGTTTTGTATTCATCATACATTTGTCGTTCATAAGCTTTGGCTTCTTCAACTGCGGCATCAAGTTCAGCTACGGTACTGCCGAAATCATGCCAACTCAGTTCATCGCCATGATG